ACACACTGAATATCTCCGACATCTATTACTTCATGGATTTCATCAAATGTACCTATATTTGTTCTTAATAAATTTAAATCTACATTAACGTTACCTTTGCTAGACCCAACGGTAATCTCCTCACCAATACATTTTTCTCTTAACAAAAAAAATGTGAATAACTTGTCAATTACATTTAAACCTTTAGTTAAAATAAATGATTCTAAAAAATTAACTGTACCAGTTACTGAAGTATCACTATATAAGGCTATTTTTCTTAGATCTTTATATAGAATTTCATTTACCAAAACCTCCTTTTTGTTAGGAAGCGTAAAAGTTATTTCCATATTATTAATTATAACACTAATTGTGTTTATAAAGGCGCGTAATTTTTAAATGCAAAAGTAACACTCTTTTCTAAAAATGACTCATTATCGTAATCAATTGTATACCCTTCAACATTAGTAGGGAATACATCTGTAAAGTTATATCCTTTACGTACTTCACCTTTATGGTTATATTGCCTTAAAATTACATTAGGACAAAGCAAACCTCTATTAATTAACCCGTCAATACCAACCGCTATCATCCACGGTCTAAAGAAATTATGTTCTAAGTCATCATCTGTGTCAAAAATATTTACAGCTAACGTTCTAGTTAAAAATCCTTGCCGGCGATTAACACCATAAGCAGGTAAAAAGCCTCCTAGGTTTACATCTGCACCTGCTTCTAAAAATTCTGTTGTCTCGCCCGGAACTGCGACTTCGCGCGCGACTAACGTATTACCATTTGATACAAACTCTTCAGGTGTGTTTTTTACTCTCCAGCTTTCACCAGCCTTTTCTAATGCTTGGTCGACTTGACCTCTTACAGAACCAGCATTAGAAAATTCTATCTTCCAAAGAGTAGGGAGAGAGAGATAGTATCTTGAGGGACCTCCAACGCTATAGTTGTTAAGAAAATCGTATACTTCACCAGCCATTAATATTATTTAATCAGCTATCCGATTAAACATATACTAACTAAAGTCTCTATAGAAGTGGTAGGCGAATGTAGTAGAGAAGTTTAACACTTCACCAGTACCTTCAGCAATAGAGTACTCAATGTCACCAATTTCTCTAATTGATGCACCAACTAGTTCGATGTTTCTAACATCGTTTAAGTTTTTATCTATTTGTACTAAGTTAATTACTGATTCTTCTCCGGGCATGCCATATGCACCGGTGGATGTTTCATTATTAAACACTGCTCTTGAAGCAGCTTCCATTTTTGTTCGAAGCTCACAATTTTCATCATGATAGAATTCAATTGAATAACCTTCAGCATTAGCATATGTCGCTCTACCTGGCACCTGAAATACTTGGCCAAAGTAATTAACGTTAACGTTGTCAATGTTTCTGCCAGGTAAAGATGCTGTCCTAGCATAAACCAGGTCATCCTCTCCATCAAACCTAATACCTCCTATTAAGTCTATTTGCCTTACTCGAAATAGAAAATCTCGAGAAAATTGCTTCGATGCAGCTCTGGTAAAGAAGTTCTGAATAGTTGTTGCCATAATATTATTTAATTGTTTGATTCATTAACCACCGACTAATTCTTCAAAATTAGCATCTGTTCTAGTAGCGTAGAAGTTAACTAAGATAAACTCTGCGGTCCTTGTCGGTTTAATGTAGATGTCAACCACTAGCTCGTTAGCATCGATAACCGCTGCAGTGTTGTTTCTCTCATCACACACGATCAAGTAGTCGTATAAGCCTTCATTGTTCTTAGCCCTTTCAAAGATTGGAGTAAGTGTATTAACTAATCTAGTTCTGGTAAACTCTGTATTTTGTTCAAATACAAAGAACCTAGAAGCTTTCTTAGTTGGCCTCTCTAGTGATAAGAACAACCTTCTAACATTAATTCTATCAAATGCGCTCGATTTCTTAGAAAGTGTCTTTTGACCAAATATTACTAATCCCTGTGATGGGAATTGTGCTACTGGGTTAATGTTAGCTTTATAAAGCTCATCTCTTTGCTTTTGATTTGGATTAACTGCAATGTCATTTGCAAATGTTACAAGACCTCTAGTGAAACCAGCTGGTGCAAACCATGGGAAGGTTGCTGCATCAGTTCTTGCCATTGTTGCTCCAGCGAAACCAGAGAATGGGGCCCAAACTTGGCGACCTGAGTAGCTATCATAAACTAATGCCCAGTTACCATATGTAGCTGCATAAGAAGTATTTTCATTTTCAAACTGGTGCCTTATAGGCCAATATATATCTGTTTGGAAATTCTTATTCTTATCATCAAGAACCTTACCATCAGAACCTTGTACAAAGATCTGACGTAACGGATCAGCAATGAATATGCAATCTCCTCTACTTCCACCTAAGTAAGGCGGTGAAACAAACTGCTCAAACTTATTAAAGATAGTAGAGTAGTTATTTCTAAGAGTTAAAGCAGTTCCAGCAACATCACCAGATGTTCTTAAGCCGTTAACAGCTGCTGTGATATTATCTGTTGTTGCATATTCATCATAATATGTCTTATTGTCTGCACTAGCAATGGCGTAGATTGTACCTAAGCCACCCTCAACAACAACGTCAATGTCGTAAATTTCATCATTTCTGATTCCGTCGAGTGCTCTTTCTAACTTATTAGGAATATCGCCTAACTCTTTACCAATAGGTGACGATTCAGTATAAGCTCCAAGAGGGTAAAGGCTTTCTGCTTTACCTAATACTGAATCTATGCTAGTGTATAATCCAGCAGCAATTCCTGTTCTTGCTACTCCAGCAGCGGTAGTTTCTGTAGCTAATTGTGTAGTATATACTCTAACCCGCTTATTTACATCGCCATTAGCATCTAGAGCATTTGTACCTCTAAGTCTGTTAGAAACATAATCGTTAACTTTTACAACAACATTTCGTGACGAATCATCTCGTGATTCTACGAAGAACGGTTGATCTTGCCCACCGTTAGGATTGAGCTTTGTTCTATAGTAGTTAATAGATCCAGCAATTCCGTCTTCTAAGACGTAATCTAACTTAAATGCCTCATTTGCGTAAATTGATTTACGTAACTTAAATACACCTAAGCTTAAGATGTCATCATCATCTCTACCATCAATCTCAAACTCTGTAAAGTTTTCTATTACTTCAGAGATTGTACCATCTGGACCAGTTTGGTAATTAGATGACAGTTTAAACACTTGTGTACCAGGAGGTATAATAGTAAACGATGTAGTAGCTGCAGCAGATGCTGTAATTGTCTTTGTTGTTAAAATATTATTAAAGTTACTACCCGGTGTAGTATTTGTATTATCTGCAAGCCCAACATAATAACCTTCAAATTGGTTATTAACAGTTGAAGTCGACTTGTTTAAGATAACTGCACCAGCTCCACCAGCGTCAGCGATAGTAGAGAATGAATCTTTATTACCGGCTGTCTTTGACCATGTGAAAGCTGTACCATTTAAACCGCTAAGGTATTGTGCTTCAGTAAGTTCTAAATGTGTCGGTTCACCTAACACATACACTGCTGAAACTGTATCTAAGTCAGTTGAAATCTGTTGGTTCGATCTTGCCGATATACTAAATGTATCACTTGTATCCGTCCATGGCTCAACTACTGAATCTGAAATAGTGCCGTATGTTTGAGCAGCAACTGAGCCGCTAAGCGCTATTTTCATACTAAGTCCAATGCCCGAGTTTGTAAAGTTATATGTTTCACCGGAGCCCTTTGCAGTATTAATAGCGCCGGAGATAGCAGTAAGGATGGTTGCTAATGTGTTACCACCAGCCCGCGCTGTGCAAAGCGTTATGACGTTAGTAGTACCACCGCTGTTAATGTTAGTAGAAGATCCACTGTAAAAAATTGTGCCAGCAGGAAGTGAACCAGCCGGTGCACTTACACCAAAGACAATGGAGCTTAATACACCGCTACCTGATTGAATTCCAATTTCAATGCCAGAGAGAGCGTTTACAGAATCAGTCGGAACTTGGTTCCCTGCAGCCGTTCCAGCAAAATTAAAGTTTAGTTGATAAGCACTTAATTGTCCTAACTCAGCATCACCAGTAACATTTCGTACTGGGTAAACTAATGCTGAGTATTTAGAACCAAATCCATCACCCGAACCATGACCATATGGTAATCTAGAAGCATATACATTTGCTGGTGAATTTAATAGTTCGGAAAGAGTATAATAGAAGTATCTTTCAGATGAGTTCGTGGGAACTCCAAAAATTTGATTCAATTCTTGTTTAGTTGTAATCTTAAGAACTTCATCAAGGGGCCCTTGTTGAGCAAAGCCAGTAGCATAAACGTTTGTTCCAACGTTTAGGGGGGCTGTAAGTGAAAGATCGGATTCTCTAATTTCTACTCCGGGAGAGTTAATCGTACGCTGTGCCATAAAATTATTTATCCATTTTCATACAAATATATTCAAAAATCCATAACTTCAGTGTGTAATTGTGAATAGACAAAGGTAAAGCCAGAAGAAATTTCATCCGGATTTTGATAATTATAATCTATTGTGTCAATAGTAGTGGGAAATGCTTTTGTATAAGTGAACTTTATCCTACTATTATTAAATTCATCCTTACCAAAAATAGTTAAATTTGTTTGGTAATCTTTAAAATTTTCATCCGGATCGTTCGAATTTATCTCCCGAGCATTATACCTTCCATCATATTGATCATGGAGTAGGTTAAGCCATTGATAAATTACCCAGTAGTTTTTATATTCATTGTCAACATTAAATTTAACACTTACTGGTGGGTACGAGTTTTTACTATGAGAAGATACATAAAGAGTATTACCTGCATATCTATTTTCTACTGCTGGTACGGTTATTTCAGGGA